AAATGTAGCAAAAGTTGTGCAACCTGAAACTGATAAGTTATTAGGTAAACTTTAACCAATAAAATTGATATAAAACAAAAACTTATGTACTATAATAATATGAACAAAGTTATAGTACATAGGTTTACTATGAGTGACGTAGAAGACCCTGAATTATTTGCCGCTGAACCTATTTATAAATGGCAACAAACAGAACATGGTAGATGGGTCATGGAACGTTGTAAAGATTGTGTATTTTTTACAAACCCTAGCCAAGATTCTCGGGGATATGAAATTGCCATACAGGCTGTGTTTAATGATACTGATTATATGATGTATAGGTTAAAGTGGGAATAATAAATTTTTTAAAACGACAAAAGATTGATTGGTATGTAAAATGGACAGGTAGTTCATTTAGCTTACTTACAGTTTTTCTTACTAGCGCAGACTTAGTTCCATACAACAAATGGAGTGGACTAATAACAGCTATACTATGGGTTACATTAGGAAATCTATGGCGTGAAAGATTTATGATTTATCCTAATTTAATATTTGGTTGTTTGTATCTTTTAGGTTTACTTAAAAGCTATGGGATTTTATGAAATTCTTAGTCACTGGTGGTTTGGGATTTATAGGACACAATATTGTTTCTAAACTAGAAAGTTTAGGACATGAAGTTGTTATATTAGATTTAAAAACCAACTATGGCATTATCCCAGAAACTGAATTAGATTACTTAATAGAACAACGTCAAAGTAAAATTAAAACAACACATATTAGTTATAATAGCATTTCCAATCGTAAAGTCGTACAAATGCTACTTGACAATACTAATTTTGATGTTGTAATACACACAGCAAGTTTCCCAAGACAAAAAGTAGTAAACACTAATCCACAACTAGGCAGTCGTGTAATGATTGAAGGCTTGCTTAATCTATTAGAATACAGTGTGATGTTTGGTGTTAAGAAATTTGTACACTTAAGCAGCAGCATGGTCTATGGTGACTTTGACGATTATATATCAGAAGACAGTGTGTGTAATCCAATTGGTACATATGGCATATTAAAATTGTCTGGTGAATGGCTAGTTAAAGATTACTGTAAAAACACAGATTTAAAATATACAATCATAAGACCAAGTGCTGTGTATGGACCATTAGATGTTAATGACAGAGTAGTAAGTAAATTTTTAACATCAGCACTTAATGGTGAAGACCTAATAGTAAATGGTGTTGATGAAAAACTTGACTTTACTTATGTCGATGATTTAGTTGATGGCATTGTATCAGCAAGTACAACTGATATTAGCAATAACAAAACTTACAATATGAGTGGCGGCAATGCGTCAACCATATATGAATGTGCTGAACTAATACGAGAACTAGTTGGCAACAATAACAATATTGTTATTAAAGATAAGAACAATCAATACCCAAGTCGTGGCGCATTAAATATAGTCAAAGCAGTACTTGAATTAAAATATAATCCAAACACTGACTTGAAAACAGGATTAACAAAATACCATGAATGGCTCATACAAAATCCCACACTTTGGGCTAGATAGACAATATCGTAACCTGTCAAAAGAACTACTAGACGCTACACATCGTGTATTATCTAGTGGCACATACATGGACGGACACTATACAGAACAATTTGAAAATTGGTTATGTATGCGTACAGGCTATAATTACGCAGTAACACTACACAGCGGTACACAAGCATTAGAATGTATAGCACACTATGAGATGTTTAAAAATCCCTATGACTTTAAGCCAATCGCACGTATACCAAATATTACATATGTAGCAACACTAAATGCTTTTCTAAATGCTGGTTTTGAATGTGAAATAGCAGACACAGATAAAAATGGTTTATTAATTGAAGAAGATATTGATTGGAATAAACCTAAACATAACATCTTTGAAGTACATGTGGGTTTATATGGAGCAAGTCCAATATATACAATTGGCGCATTACATAAACGTAGAATACTAGATGGCGCACAACATTGGTTGATTCATAAAAACATATACTTAGATACTACTCCAATGGCAGTTAGTTTTGATCCTACAAAAAATCTACCAAGTAGTGGCAATGGCGGCGCAGTATTAACTAATGACGATGGTCTAGCCAATTTCGCATTGAAGTATCGTAGTAACTTTAAAGGCGAACATACACATAGTGGTACCAATAGTCGTATGAGTGAACAAGACTGTGCGCAGATATTAGTGCGTACACGATATATAGACGATTGGCAAGAACGCAGACGAGAGATTCGTAATTACTATCTAGATAAATTTGAAAATTTACCTATACGTTGTCTAAGTCGTAATAAAAATGATCACGCAGATCAGAAGTTTGTTATATATACCGAATGGCGTGACGAATTATATAATTATTTGTGGGGTTATGCTATTGATGTGCGTATTCATTATAAACAGCCATTAAGCAATTTAGAAGTAGCACGATATCTTAAAAAGCCTGACATGATTAGTACAAGTGTAATGCTATGTAGAGGGTTATTAAGTTTACCTATACACCCTGAACTAACAGATGGTGAAGTAGAGTTTATTGCTGATAGAGTTGTTGATTACTTTACAGAATCAAAGTTGTCTTTTTGAGACTTATACCACTCTTGCCAAGACTGAACTTTAAGTGCGCACTTATGATATTCGGTATAATTTAGGGTAACAACTTTTAAGAAATCACTGAACTTAACAGTTGGGGTATCTATAGTTTTTAACTTACCACATGGCTCTTGCAACTCACTTGGAGCCTCAGGAAAATGACGCTCTACTGGAACTGTAGCGCAGCCTGACAATATTAATAATAATGGGATTAGTTTTTTCATTTTGGCACCGCCGCAGCGTTATGTGCTGCTGTATCTACCAACGTATTTGGTGTTAATGGTTGTTCTTCAATTGGAGTATTTGTAGCAGCCGCATTGTGTACAGCAATAACAATAGGTGGAATTTCACAAGTATTGTCTACTTTTGTAACTTCACGATCAATATACTTGATAATTTGATCACCCTTGTCGTGTACAACTTGTGTTTGAGTGACAAGTTTTTCTACTACTTCAGTATTGATTTGTGCTGCTTTTTCTTCACTGAGTTTAACTTTATCTTGTAATTCTGAAACTTGCATTTCCCATGCTTGCTGAGTTAATAAGCACCCCTCTAGAAACAATCCAAGTGCTACAGCAGCTATCCCGCCCCATTTAAATGCAAATTTATAGGGTACAAATGGAATAAAACTAAGAACTAAAGCTAGCACGGCTAAACCCATAAATCCATGGATTAATAGTGCGGGTAAGAACTTTAATAACCAAAATAACATAAACATATTTATGATAAATAATTTATACAGGATTAAAATATTATGACAACTGTAAATTATGAGATTATTAATGTAGGCGCAGCCCCAAACGACGGTCAGGGCGATCCGTTACGTACCGCGTTTGAGAAAATTAATAATAACTTTGCGATCACATTTAATACTGGTATCTTCAATACTACTACAGTTTCAACATTTGGTAATACATCACAAAACATTTTTAGCTGGCCAGCAAATAACTTTACACAAGCTACGTTCCAAATTAACAGTACTGATACTACAGCAAACACACAAAGCGTAACAATCAACGCTACAATTAATCCTGATTTGTCTACAATTAGATTTACTGCACAAAACACATTATTTGTTGGAAATGCCATCACTCAATATGATATGAGTATTGTAGCAGGTAATGTACGTTTAAACGTAGATCCGTTTGTAACTGGACAATTAAATCATATTGTTCAATATCAAGTAATTCCAGCTAATGCTAATATTGCGTTGTCATTAGTAACAGATCAAAATTCAAACGCATATCTATCTACTAATAACCCTGGTCAATTAATTGTAACATAAAATGCGAGCCAAGGAATTTATTAATCCTGATTTAGAAGAAGGCTTCAAAGAAAAAGCCATAGGAGCTGGAGTACTTGCGGGAGGTCTAGCAGGACTATTTGGTCCTAATATGATGAAAAATTTGCCGCAAGCTGATCAAGTAGTCAACACACCGCAACCCGCAATAACACAACAATATAATCAACCTACCCCACAAGTAGTAGCACCACAAACACAGCCGTCGCCTGTTACACAACCTAACGTTAACAAACCTATTACAAAACCCATTCAAGCCCCAATTGCTCCCCCTGCTAGAAAATTAACCGGGGTAGAAGACATGTTGAAAAAAACTGCACAACAAGCTGGTATGAAGGGGCATGAAGTAGCACAATTTTTAGCACAAACCGCACATGAAACAGGTAATTTTATGGCAATGGAAGAACAAGGTGATAAGAAATATTTAATGCACCGTTATTGGAATAATGTACCAATGCGCAAAGCATTAGGTAACAAACATCCTAGTGATGCTATAAAATATAAAGGTCGTGGGTTTATACAATTAACAGGCCGCGGTAATTATGCACGCATGGGCAAACTATTAAATGTAGATTTATTGAATCATCCTGAATTAGCAAAACGTCCTGATGTAGCAGCAAAAATAGCAGTTGCTTATTTTCAAGATCGTGTTGAACCTAATGTACAAGATTTTTCAGATACAAAAGCTGTAACTAAAAAAATTAATCCGCACGATAAAGCTGCATCAACTAAAGATCGTGACGATAAATTCAAACAATATAACAACCTATTGGGTAACAGATAAATAATATTATGAGAGCAAGAGAATTTATCACAGAAGGTTTAGCAGATAATCCTGCAGATCCTAGCTTATTTGCACCGGGCACATTAAGTGCTATTAAAGGTGCTATTTCAATGCCAGATTTAAGTATGAACAGAACCAGTGGTAGTCCTTATATGCAATGGCGTTTTGGTATTGCTATGGCAGGCGCCCCCGATTTTGAACAAGAGGTACATCAGTCTACAGCAACAGGTGGTGACCCACTATTAGCAACTTACTCAGATGCCGAATTAGAAATTATTCAAGCCACTGCTAAAAAGATTGGTGCAGGTAGAATTTCAAAACTCACTGATAATCGTAGTAGAGAAGAAGATCACGTACAAAAAGTAAGTCCAATTAAAGGTTTTAAGGGATATAAAAAATAATTATTGCAGTTATTAAGAATAAGTAGTTTAAACAACTATAGGATTCTTATGCAAAATTTAATTGATATTAATAACACCCTTGACTTAATTAAGTTAAAATTCTACAATGAATGGCTTTATACTGCCCACATCTATGATGAAGATGACAGTGAGTTACATAAAAATATTACTAAACAAGTAGTAGAAAAATACATCGATCCATTGAATATACCTAAAAATGCTAAGATCCTTGATTTAGGTTCAGGTCCAGGATACTTTTTAGATGAAATGAAAGCCCGAGGTTACACAGATTTAACTGGGGTTGGTCTAAGCTCGGGCGATAATAAAATTGCTAGAGATAAAGGTCATACTATTAAAGAATATGACTTAAGTTTTCTACCACAACAAGACGGGTATTATGACGAAAGTGTAGACTTTATTTTCTTACGTCATGCGTTAGAACATAGCCCATATCCTATTTTTAGTTTAATGGAATATAATCGCATATTAAAGCAGGGCTGCAAAATTTATATTGAAGTTCCTGCCCCTGACTGTGATAGAAAGCATGAATTTAATCCTAATCATTATAGCATATTAGGAGCTACTCAATTAGCAGCTTTGTTGCAAAGAACAGGATTTAACATTGACACTTTTCAAGATTTTTCATTTAACATTAGTATGCCAACTGATTTAAGTGATCCTGATGGAAAACGTGTTGAAATGACAGAAAAATACTTTGTTATTGTTGCTACAAAAGCCCGCCCACTTGACGTTAAATAGATGCCATTGTGACTAAATAGTATTATTATATAGGAATACTAAGATGGCATCATACGTTTACACAGCTAGTTCATCAGCTAACGCATCAGCAAACATCCAGACTGATAAGGTCAGAATTGCGACTACAAGTTCGCCTGTACAGGTTATAGCAAGTTATCCAAACGTTGCGGGTACAGGAACTGTTACTTGCGCAACTAACTCAAACGCAGTAGTTGGATCAAGCACAACCTTTACAACAGAACTAAACACAGGTTACTGGATTGGCAATGCCTCAGGTACAACTGTTGGTATTGTACAAAGCGTTACAGATGATGGTAACCTAGTTCTTACTACAAACGCTGGTGTAGCAATTAGTGGCGCAGGATATACAATCAACCCATTTGGTGTTCCATATAAAGTAGCAAATGCTAATAGCACAATTATTCCAGCAAACTCAGTAAACAATAGTTTTATTGTTGGTCAGGGAAACATTGTATCTTACATCAATGTATCTGGTGCTACCGCAGCTCCATTCTCAATTACAGAATTGGGCGCACCGCATCCAAACACTGGTACAACTGGTGTATTGCCACCAGCTGGTAGCATGACAGGACAATCAAGCTAATTGACATTAATTAGAAGTAGCATATTATGTCTACGGCAAATTTAATTAAAGAACCCTACAAACCAACCGTGTTTAATTCTGAAAAAGAATTAGACGATTTTGTAAAATGTTGTGATCCAGTAACTGGTTATCTATATTTCATGGATAACTTTTTTATGATACAACATCCTACTCAGGGTTCTATCAATTATCATCCATACGAATATCAAAAACGACTAATCGATACATATCACAATTATCGTTATAGCATTAGTTTGATGCCACGTCAAACAGGTAAAACCACTAGTGCGGCTGGATATTTGTTGTGGTATGCAATGTTTATACCAGACAGCACAATATTAATTGCTGCTCACAAATATAGTGGTGCTCAAGAAATCATGCAGCGTATACGCTATGCTTATGAACACTGCCCAAATCATATTAAAGCAGGTGCAACCACATATAATAAAGGTAATCTAGACTTTGAAAATGGTAGTCGTATTGTCAGCGCAACTACTACTGAAACTACTGGTCGTGGTATGGCAATTTCATTATTATATCTTGACGAATTTGCGTTCGTAAGACCAACAATCGCTGAACAGTTCTGGACAAGTATTACCCCAACATTGTCAACTGGTGGTAAAGCAATTATCACAAGTACTCCAAACAGTGACGAAGATCAATTCGCACTTATATGGAAGGGTGCTAATAAAACAGAAGACAGTTATGGTAACACCACTGAAGTGGGTGTAAACGGATTCAGAGCATATAGAGCATACTGGCAAGAACACCCTGATCGTGATGAAAAATGGGCTGAAGAAATGAAATCACAATTAGGTGAAGATCGTTTCAATCGTGAAATTGGTTGCGAATTCATTATTGCTGATGAAACATTAATCAATCCAAACACATTAATTATGCTTGAGGGAATTGAACCTATAAGTAGAGTAGGTCAAGTACGTTGGTATAAACAACCAACTAAAGGCAATATCTATGTAGTAGGCTTAGATCCAAGTTTAGGTACAGGGGGAGATCCTGCAGCTATTCAAATCTTTGAAGCGAATACAACTACACAAGTTGGTGAATGGAAACATAATAAAACTGACATTCCTAGTCAGATTAAATTATTAGCAGAAATTAACAAATATATCGCAGAAAAAACCAATGAACCTAATAATATTTACTATTCTTTAGAAAACAATAGCATAGGCGAAGCAGCATTGGTATCATTAAATGAATACGGTGAATCGAATATTCCTGGAATATTTATAAGTGAACCGGGTAAAAAGCGTAGGGGATTCAATACTACAAATAAAGGTAAATTAGCTGCGTGTGCTAAGTTTAAAACTTTGTTAGAAAGCAAAAAATTAAAAGTTTATAGCCGTGGTCTAATATCTGAATTAAAAACCTTTGTGGCACATGGTGGCAGTTATGCTGCTAAAACAGGGGACACAGATGATTTAATCATGGCTTCATTGCTAGTTACTAGAATTTTACAACAATTGGGTGATTACCATATGGATTTAGAAACACAACTACGTGACCATGATGAATTTGTAGCCCCTATGCCATTTTTTGCTGTCTTAGGCTAGGATATTGGACTAAATATTACTATGGCAATCAATCAAGAATCATTCAACAACAATTTATTTGACTTGTTAAAAACAAGAGGATACAATCCAGTACCAATTGATGCAAAAGGTCAAAATACTCCCGTACCTCAAGACGCAGACGTTTTTAAGTTTGACTTTAAAAAAGGCATGGATGATAATAAAAATTATGGCCCTGTTTGGGCATCTATTGATAATGCCAGCAATTTAATTATATACTATGATGATAACATTGCTGACAGTGATGATACTAATACTTCAGGTACAGAATTTAGCGATAGCTGGCCTAGTTTGTTAAAAGTATTAAAGAAATGGGCTATGCGTAGACAATTAGGTTTTGAATTAAAAAATAGAAACCATTTGGGAAGTGACATGGCACAGCGTGAATATGTGCGTAAAAAAGAAGAATTAGGCGAAAGCTATCATCCAATTAATCGTAAAACAAGTTACAACGATAGTATACCAACAGTTAAAGTTATACTTCAACACAGCAAACAATTAGATGAAAATGATAAACGCTATTATAATATTGAAAAAATCTTTGTAGAAAATACAAATGGTGAACGTTTCTTATTGCCAACACGTAGACCAGGCATTGCTAAAGTATATGCTCGTCACGTAGCAGAAGGTGGCACACCATATGATGAACGTGGGTCACATATTACAAGTTTAGTAGAAGAATATACAAAAATGGCAGGCTTTGTGCGTGCTGTGCGCAATGGACAATTTAATGAAAGCGCAACTAATTTAATTAATGAAGGCATTAATCATTATAATAATCTGCGTGAAACATTAAGTCGTATGATTAGTCAACGTGGTTATAATAATTATTTTGAAAGTTATACACCTGTATTAAACGAAGAACAAATTGAAGAAAGCAATATAAATGAATTGTTTACAAAATCAACATTAGACCCAAGAATAGAAAATGTATTACCTATTTTAAATAAGTTAAACAAAAATATTACTGAAGTAAAAGAAGCCAATGAATTAGAAGAATGGGCAGATAAAATCGTTGAAGGTGAAGTAGTACAATTAACACCTAGTGATGATGGATTAATGGGGGATTTTATTGGAAAAGATGTTGGTGTTGCTAAACCAAACATAAGCAATGTAAAAGAAAAATATGTAAGTCGTTATGGTGATGAATGGGAAAGTTATCTTTTAGCTGATTTATTAGAATTTTTACGTAAAAAAGATTATCCAGTAAAATTTAGAGCAAAGAAAGCACATGAAATGCTTAACAAGATTGACCCAACAGCACATGTTGATATGCCATATGGACAATTTAAAGAAGCCACTGATTTAAAAACTATTCCAGAAAGTGAACTTGACGAAATAAATTTTAACATATTAAAGAAAAAGCCAAGTCCAGAAGAAAGAGCAGCAAAAGCATATGATGCCGCTAGAATGCCGTCAACAAAAGATAAATTTAAACAAGCCTATACTACAATGAGAAAAAATATGGGCATGGATGATAATGCTAAAACTAAAGAATTAGTTGGTGAAGAAGGTGTGGCGGAAGGCTCTGGTGGTCCAAGCTGGCCAGAAGTTATTTCTGCACTAACACAGGGCTATCCAGACATTGACCCAACAGATGCATTAAAACCACTAATGCAGAAATACCGAGTATCATACAATTACTTTGACAAACTAGCCCAGCAACAAGGCTATAAGGATGTATTTGATGCATACGCTGAGTTTGAAGAACTACCTACAACAGGTCCTACTATGAGCGAAGGTGTGGCGGAAGGCTCAACTACACGAGGTGGGTTTGGTGGTTCAGCCAGTCAAGCACATCACGAAATTGAATGGCTTAAGAATAAGATTGAAACACTGAAACCGTTATTGGCCAAGAAACCG